AAGCTTCCGAAATCTCGCTACGAGTTTCCTCGTTGATCAAGTCGCTATCTAGTAAGGGTTTGAGTGCATCTAACATGCGTTTCTCCTAGATTTTGAGATCTTTGATGAGACGAACTACTTCGCTCTTCAAGTATCTCTGTACCTTGTTGTCCGACCCGGCTTCTCGGGCCATTTCCAGCACATGATGACCGTATTTCATGTTCATCATGCCTTCGTAGATGGCTTTGGGATATGCATTAGGTGCACTGGGTTGGGCAACAACATCGACAGTGACGATTTCAAAGTCACTGACATGTCCATTGGCCTCGTTAACGTTTCCGCTACCGCGGCTTGAAACTCCGAGTTTCACACCGGACTCCAGCATGGTTTTTACCAGCTGGCCCATGGGTGTGGGCAATATTTTTAGTTTACCAAATCCGTTGGGGCCATCCATCCACATTTCTGTGATCATGTGGCTTACACGGTCTAGATTAACTTTCAAATCATCAGGATGATCTACTTCCCCCAGCACTGAGTAGCCCGACGTGATCTGTTCGTTCAAGGTTTTCACCGCACGCTCGATCTCGTTCACAGGATACACACGCTCGTTGGCGTTTTTCACACCGCCTTGGATGCAGATGCCCTTCATGTAGAGGTTCTTACCTTCTTCGCTGCCTTCTACAACTATGCGGGCAGCGTCGAAAGTAAGATTTTCTCTGAGGTAAAGAGCCATTTACCTGGGTTCCTTATTGCTTGGGAAACGGTGTCTTGGTATTGACGCCGGTGGCCTGTGCAAGGTGAGGTTTTGTTGCGGGTTCTTGCTTGACTGTGCTCTGTGCAGGTGTGTTCTGTACTCGGCCAATGAGATCCTTGGTTGTGGGAGCCGGACGGCCCTGTGCTACATCACCGGTCATTTTCACAGGCTGTGCAGCAGCACCAACAGCACCAGAGTTAGCAGCCACGGTGGATTTCTTGTTCACACCAGCTTCTTCTGATTTCACAGGTGCAGGAGCAGCTTTCAAATTGATGGCTTCTTCCATGGGCATTTTCATCATGCCTTCGGTTTCCATTTCGTCGTCGGCCACTTCGATGTCGGTCATGCCGCCATCGCCGTCGACTTCCATGTCCATTTCGGTGTCCATGTCGGCTTCACCTTGGTCACCCATGAGTGCTTCAAATTCAGCCATGAGTTCGTCCAATTTGTCTTCGAGATCAACCACGCGATCTTCGATGTCAGCATCGGCCATTTCTTCGCCCATGTCGTCATCACCTTCGGCTTCCATGCTCAAACCTTCTTCTTCGACTTCGATGTCGTCGATGAGATCATCGGCTTGATCACCGCCAAGGTCTTCTGCTACTTCTTCAGACTCTTCCATCTTGTCTTTTTTGTCATCATACTCGATGTCTTTGGTGACTCGACGGCCGGCTTTTTCGGCTTTCTCGTCTTCGGCATGAGTTGACTCTTCGTCGATCTGCTCTTCGCTTTCTTCAACGGTTTCTTCTTCCATCATCTCTTCATAGATCTGACGGCTTTTTTCCACGACGATGTCATGGAACAATTCGCGAGCTTTCGCCTCTTCATCATTGATCACATACTCGATCAGTTGTTCAAATTTATTCATGAGTCCCTCCAAAGTAATGGCTCTGTAGAATATTTACACTGCCGGGAGAAAACTGCGTGTTTTACGGTGGATTTTTTGTAATATTACGGATTTTTTACAGATCTCGGGAGATCTTGAGTCACAGCACTGGCTGTGCGGGAGGAGCATACTGCTGTTGCACTCGCTTGAGTTTTTCCTTGAACTCGTAACTACGCACATCGTTCATGCGACGCAGCTTGTTGATCTGCCGCAGCGTGAGTTTGGTCTTGCGGAGATCGCCCAGGCGAGGCTGTGAATTGTCCTGTGCCACATCTTGATAGGCCCCAGGACTGCGATCATAGAGTTCGTTCAGTATCATGAAGATATTTATGCGGGTGGTGTTGTGCCCGGAGCCGGTGGTGCTCCCACGGCTGTAACCGGCTGCTGTCCTGGTGCTGTGCCAGCATCCACAGCAGGTTCCACAGGTGCTCCCATGCCGGCCAGTTCTGTGCCCGTGGTGATGTCAGATTCCAGATCCGCAGGGTTCACGCCCACGCCACGCAGGTCTTGGCCCTGTGCAGCAGGTGCTTCAGGTTTGGCCCGCTCTTCATGCCACAGTGCTTCGTTTTCCACGATCTCATCTTCGCTGAGTCCAAGATAGCGTTTCAGCAGGAATCGCTTGCTGAGATAAGGCACCTGCTCCAGGGCAGAAAACGTGCTCACCCGGGTGGTGTCCAGTTCGGCTTCGCGATAACTGGCAAAGTTCTGCGGAGGATTGAAAGTGATGGAGAACAGGCCAGAGTCGATGTTGAAACCACGCCAACGCATGAACATCTTGAACTCGTCGTCCAGTTTCTGGATGATCAGCCGCTGTAGTCGTTCGCAGTACTGGTTAAAACGATATTCCTGTATCAGGGCCGTGCCCACACGCCCGTCACTCATGGGCCGATCTGAGTCATCGGGTCCAGTGGGCAGATAGGAACTGGGCACACGCAGTCCACGGCACATCTTGTTGTTGAAGTATTTCAAATCGTCGATCTCGCCGAGATTTGATCCACCAGGCAAGACCTCCACGGACGATCCACGTCCGTCCGCGGTCTGTGGGAAAAAGTAGTCTTCGTTGATACTCAGAGGATTGTAACTGGAGTCCATGATGTGCTGGCCACCACCGGTGTTTGACGGTATCCGTCGCTGATGTATCTCGTTTTTCACACGCTCCACGAAGGCCATGGCCATGTGTGAAGGCATGTTGCCCACGTCGATCTTGAACATACGCCGTTCCGGAGCCCGGGCCACTCTATAGATCAGCACAGAATCTTCCAGCAGTTCTTTCTGCTTGAACACCCGGAATATGACCTCCAGGATGCTCTGTCCAAAAGGCCAGTAGAAATCCAAGCCTTCGGTGAGGCTCACATGAACCACATGCTTGGCATCCAGCACCGCTTCGTTCATGGCAGCATTGAATCTGCTGAGGCCAGCACCCTGTCCTCCAGCACCACCCGTGGGCACTGTGTAGTTCATGGGTGCGATGTAGCCCGATGCCGGTGGATTTGACTGATAGTCCGTGGTGGTCTTGGCAGCGATGGTGAGATTCTGGAAATTGGGATTGATGTCACGGATCACATATTGTTCGGGTCGTTTGCCTTCCGATTCGTTTACGATCACACGAGCTACCTTGGTCATGTCCACCCAGTACAGCTCAAAGGTTTCAGGGTCGCGGATGAACACCTGATCACCGTACTTGATGGTGTTACGGAATATGCGGAATATACGTTGATCTAACTTGTTCAGTTTCACCCACTGTTGCAACTGTTTCTTGATGATTTCCACTTCGTGGTCCGTGGGTGTGTCTGTGTACTGCACACTGAACGGTACCTGCTCATCGGGTGTGGGCTGTGTGGAGAATTCAGCGATGATGTCCAAACAGGCATTGATTTCCGAATCCATGTCCATGGCTTCGTACTGGTTGTAGCGTTCTACTCGATTGGGATGCCCGGTGTACACTTCGGGCAGACGGCTGGCGTAGTTGCGATATACCACGTCTGCGTGGCCACGCAGGGGATCTCGGCCATCGTTGCGACCGTATCCGGGCAGGCCTTCGGCACCAGATCCTGACAGAGGACTGAGTTGTCCTCCTGTATTTGCTACTTTGAAATACTTTTTCCAAGCCATGTCTGTCCCCGCGGTAGCAGATATTTACCGCTAGTTGTTGGCTGCTTGAAGTATCTTCGTGCTGATAGTGGTCTGATCACGCATGATGGCCACGAGATTTTCCAGGGCCACTAGTTGGGCACCCATCATGTCCATCTGATCTTTTAGGCCCGAAGCCAGCTCGGGCATGACCACTGGAATGGTCTTGCCATCAGGCAAGGGTATCACAGCTTCGGTGCCGTGTAACGTGGCTGCATAGCCGGATTTGGGTCCAGCAAATACCCCACCGTCGCGGGCAAACACTGACATGAATTCATCACGGCCCACCAGGCTTTTGTTGGAGCCTGTGCCGGCATAATAACTCCGGCCCGATGCTGTGGGCAGGCTGGCCCATTCTTTGGCCAGGCTGTCAGCGAATGCATCAGCTGGTATTTTGCCTGCTTTGTATTGGTCAAGCCCGCGACCTTGCATCAGGGCCGTGGCCAACTTGTCTTGTGTTGATGCGTTGAATTTGTCATCGGGACTGACCACGCCACGTTTCAGCAGACCCTGCAGCGTGCCTTGTATGATCTGATATTTGCCCACTGCCGTGGATTCATGTCCTCGCGAACGCATGCCTGATTGGTAATCCAAGACCTGGCCCACAGTCATCTCTGTGAGTTCTGGCAGACTCTTGCCGCCAACTAAGATATTGTAATCCCCACGTCCTTCGATCTTGCCGATGAAGTTGAGCAGTTTGCCTTCTACTCCGCTGGCCGGTTCTGAGGTAGGTCCGGTGGCTCCTAGTCCTAGACCTTGCAATCCCATGCCAAGAGCACGGAAAAGTCCCACACCACCTCCGCCCTGAGCATCTTTCACTCCAGATAGGCCACCTCCAGCGGCTGCACCTCCACCACCTCCACCACCTTTGGCAGCGGCTCCAGCGGCTGCACCTCCACCACCTCCACCACCTCCACCGCCACCTCCGCCGGTATCATATCCCCCGGCGACTTTACCACCCAGTCCAGTTACTACTTTATTTGTGATTTTGGCAAGGCCAGCCATGGCCGATGTGGCAGGACCTACCCCGGCCTTGACTAAATTTTGCAAAGCATCTCTTGTGTCCATCTGGGCACGACGCATGTCCGTCTGTTCTGCCACTCCGCCTGGACCATCTTCCTGTGCCTTTTGGGCGTCTTTTATTGCTTTTTCATTTTCTTCAAGACTTTGAGCACTTCTATGGCTAACATCTGCCAATTCATTAAGTGGTCCATATACATTGCCAAAGCCACCGGCCATGCCCAGTGTTAAGTTTTCTTTGACTGTTTTACCGGCCTGCTTGTAAGTCATATCCAGTGCTCCGGTGGCTTTGGTAGCACCACTTGACAATTTTTCAATGACTCCTGTGCCACTGTCAATGGCTTGGAAAAACTGTCGACCTGCATCAGATACTATGAGTCCACCTGCTGCTTCAGCAAATCCTTGTGCCACGCCAGGGGCCTGTTTTTGAAGAACCGTGAAATATTTTTCCATTTCATCGGCTTCGTCTTTTTGTCCATTTGCTCGCATGAATTCGAGTTTTGCCCGGAACTGCTCTATTGCCCGGGCCTTGTTGATGCCTTCTTCCAGTTC